ATGAGGGCGTATTTGATCTGCGTAAGGTCGGCCCCGGTGCCGCCACCGATAACAAATTGACCTGTGGGAACGCCATGCGATTGCCAGCGCCCATTTGATCCGGTGACGGCGGTCGACGCGGTGTTCAGCCATGTGGCCGAAAAGGCTTGATGGTAGTTCGCGCTTGGGGAGGCTGGCGTACCTGCCGAATAAAGACGGATATTGAAGGTGGTGAGAGGCGAGCTTGTCGGTAAGATTGCGTTTTCAGGCTTGAACGTCCATTGGATCATCCCGTTGGTGACGTCCACCGGGGTCGACAAGATCGTTTTCGAGACAAGCGTGCTCGTGCCGCCGTTGAACGTCTCCTGAATAGAGGTCGACCCATAGGGACTGTCCGGGTCGGCAACGTCGGCCGCACTCCCGATAAAATTGTTCTGGATGTCCGCCGTCGTGCGGAAATCGGCCAGCGTCGTGTAGGGGAACGACGGATACCGGAAGTCCCCTGCGCGCACTCCCGCAATGGCGCCGGACCTGCCAAACCCTGCTCCTAGTTCGCCGAGTCCGAGAGCGGCTACCGGCTGGCCTAGTGCGGTGTAAGCCGCGATAGTTACAAGCGCCGCGAGGGCTGCAACCCAGCTAAGAAGATTGCGGCGCCGCATCATCAAGGCCTCAGAATGAAGGCGACCTTCTTGCCGCCTGTGACCTTGTAGTAGACGAGCAAGCCGGCCGGGATGGTCATGTTGCTTGTGGTGGCTGTTGGGCTCGTGCCGTAAGCCATCGCCGATTGGGTGTCGCAGGAAATCTGGATCATCTGGGCATCGCCGGAAAAGGCGGCGGATTGAGCGGATGAAGCCGAAGTGGTGATTGGAGACTGGTCGGTCACCAGCGCATCCAGATCGGCGACCTGGACCCCACTCGGAGCATAAAGCCGAAATTCGGTGACATTGCAGGTGGAGGCCATCGCCCCGAGGCACGACAGCACGAGCAAAAGACTGGCGGCGAAGAGGCGTTTCATCATGGTGGCTGTCCCTGTGATCCGCCGGCAGGGTGTGGCGGACAGGAACGTGTCGCAACGCACCTCAGCGGTTCTCGGGCTTATTCTTCATTTCGATGCCAAAGGCATTATTGCCGGATTGCTCGACCTGATCGAACATCCGACGAAGGTAGAAGGTGTTTTGTCCGGCAACGAGCCGCCGCAGCGCCTTGGAATCCGCCTCGTTCCATTCCGACGGCTTTGAAGCGGCCGACGCCACCGACAGGATTCCGCCGATCTTCCCGGCGGTCGGGCCGAGGATCTGATCCATCGCCGACCGGGAGGCATATCGGGACAGCGGCTTGTCGGCACCGATCATGCGGTAGACGTCCACCCCACCCCGTGTTGCCTTCGATGCCAGCGCGTTCGCTTCCTCAAACCAACCGAGAAGGTTGCCTCGCGACACCGCTTCCTTGATCCAGTCCTGCGGCTTGTCGCTGACGGGCTGCCCTCCGGTAAGGCTGTTCAGTTTGTAAGACAGCATCCCGAGGCCCATCGAGAAGATCATGCCCTGCAGCACCTGGGCGTCCCGGCGCTGAAGGTTTGAGATCAGCACGCGCTCGGTTGCCGCCGCGGTGAAGCTCTTGAACTGGCCCAGTACCGATAGCAGTGGATGGCTCATCCACAGCGGCTTTTCTTGCCCTGGCGTGACCACGGCAATATCGGCGTCCCGGGCCACCGCGCCCTCGAACACCCGCCGCGCCTCTTTGTCAGTCCAATCGGCGGTATTTGGCAGATGCACGCCGTCCCTGATCTCGCCGCCCTCCTCGAACGCCCTGGCGATCCGAGCGGCCATGTGCGGTTCAATCCCGGATTCGCCGAGGTTGCGGAGTTGGCGCGCCGATAGCGTTCCCGCCTCCGCAGCCTTCACCGCGCGCAAAATCTCCGAACCGGCCACCATCGAAGCATTGATCTTGGCAAAGTCGGTCCACGGCGCGAGCAAGTTGACAAACTGGAACTTGCCCGTCGCCCATTGCATCGTCCGCTCGACCCGGCTTTGCGGATGGTACGTGTCCAGCGTGTCGGTCAGGGCGTGGTGGCGCGAGGCAAGCACCGATTCCACGGCAATCCCCATGGCGCGGTATTGCCGCCCTGCTTCCTGCCAAGCGTCGGACTGGCGGGTTAGAAACGAGAAGAACGGTGACCAGGCGTCATTGAAGGTCGAGGTCAGGCCGTGGCGCAGGACCGATCCGGCCATGTCCGGAAGAGAGGACAACGCTGCCGACCCCATCGAAGTCAGCACATTGTAATTCTTGAGCACGTTCATCGCGCGTGCGGCATTGCGCATCGGCGCGTCGCTTGAAATACCGTAAATGCCCCTGATCCGATCCCGCACCGCCGCAAGATCGTCGATCGCCCGCTGCCGCTCCTTTTCCAGTTTAGTCCTCGCGCCTTCGGTCTTGGCCTCAGAAACCAGCGCGGCATATTCATCGTTGATCTTGCGGAACGCTTCCGACATGCGCGTGTCGCCGAATTTCTCAGTCAAAAGCACGTCAGGCACGATGGTTCGCAGATGCGAAGCCACGATGTGCTCGATATCGTTTTCGAGAAAATCGGCAATGGTCTTGTCCGGGATATTGAACTCCCGGGCCGCCAGAGAGCCGCGCGGCTGCTCGCCACCGCCTCCGCCACCCTGCCCGTGCTCCATGCCAAGGTCATAGGGCAGACGGCCGTCCGGCGAACCGATGATGCGGTCTGTGATCTCCTGGGCCCGGCTTTCCAATTCCTGTCGTTCCATGCCGCGGTCGGATTCGAGGATGCGTTTGACGGCCTTGTCCACGGCCTTGTCGGCGGCGGACAGGCGCTCATCCTTGCCCTTATAGGTTCCAGCGGCCTTCTGTTCGGCGCGCGCCTTCTCGGCTTCGGCGCGGGCTTTCAGCGCGGCTTTGGCCTCCTTGGCGGATTTGCCTTCCCATTTGGCGATTTCCTCCTCGATCTTGCCACGCATCTGATCATGGCTCTGGATTTCCGTTGCGAGCTTTTCCTGCAGGCTTTCGATCTCGGCCAGTTTCGCCGAGGCGCGGTCGGCCAGCAGGTTGCCGCGGTTGCGCGCCAGCGTCTCGAATACCGCGCCACCCTTTGCATTTTGAAGCGGCAGATTTTCCTGATCGCGGGTCCGCAGCGTCTCCGCGCGGCGGCTCGCCGCCTTGTTCAGCCGGGTCGTTTCCTCCTGCCGGGCGGCAATGACGTCCGCATCCACGGACAGCTTGGCGATCCGGTCCTCGTATTTGGCGATCGTCGCCCGGTGGGATTCGAGCGCGCCCTGATAGAGGCCGATCTTCTCCTGACCGCGGGCCTTCTCGGCCTGGTCGGCTTGCAGCCAGTCGGTCACCCGGCTCACAAATTCCGGACGTTTGGCCGCGATCGCCTGCTTATTGTAGAGGCGCATCATATAGCTGTCGGCGGTCTTGACGCTCACGTCCTCGGGCAGCAGTCCGGCCTCGATGGCACGTTTCTTCCATGGCTCGAAAATCTTGTTGCGTACGGTCTGCGCGGCCATCTGCACCTGAGGATTCTCGTGCACGTCGCCGTTGCGGCCGGCCTCGGTCACCGCCTCCTTGAATTCGTCAAACGACATTTTGCCGTCCGGGGCTCGGCCGGTTATGTCCTCGAATCCGGCGCGCGCTCTCGGCGTCGTCTTTTGCTCGCCGAACCGATATTCCGAGAATAGGCGGGAAAGCTCGTCCCCGACCGCGACTTGGCCCTGATGGATGTGCAGCCGGGCTTCACGATCAACCGCCGGGCCCGCGGTCGTCACCTTGCCCTCAACGTTTTCCTTGGTCAGCAGCGAGGTTTCGGCCAGATCAGCGGCCGTCCGCCGCACGGTAACGCTCTCGGCACCGAACAGCCGCTGCATCGGCGAGGTCGTTTCCACCACCTTGCGGACGCCAGGTATCTGGTTGAGCCCGAAGTCGACCAGTTCGATCTTGCGGGTATCGGCCGCCGCTGCGCCTACAGAGGCGGCCTGAGCGGCCCCGGCCGACTCGTTGACATTGGCGGCCGCAGGAGCGGGCGACTCTCCATGGGCTTCTCTGGCCGTTGGCGGGGCTTCTCCGGTCGACGGGTTGCCCGCGTGCGCGTTCATCTCGGACCGGTCGGCGTGCAGCGCGGTTTCCATGGCTGCCCGCTCGCCAGCGCCGAGCAATGACGCGGCACCCCCTCCGATCAGCGCCGTCAGCAGCGTGCCGCTGGCGACGTTCAGTGCGCTATCCTGGAAGGTCCGGGTTTGCTGGCTGGCGTGGAGTAGCGCCTCCTGGGCCGTGGTCTGCATCAGCCCCGCCTTGCCGAGCTCGACCGCCGCTTTCGTGAATGTCAGCCCACCCTTGGCCGCATCCAACGCGACGCCGCCAGGCAGCAGCATGGTCGGGTCCAGCGTGCCCGCTATGGTCTGGGCGATGAATCCGATCTTGCCATTGGCAGCCAGGAGCTTTTGGTCAGCCGTCTCGGTATCGATCTGCGCCTTGATCGACTGCGTTTCCGCCGGCGACTGAGAGCCGATGAACTTGTCGCCGTGTTCGAGAAAATAGTCCGGCTGCTTCCACGATTTGATGTCGTCCAGCGGGTTGTAATCCGGCTGCGGAGTGAACGAGCCGGAATTCCGCATATACTGGATCGCCGAGACCACGCTGTTCGACTGCCGGAAGGCCGCGCCGAATACCGCCTCGCCGCCATCATTGATCGGTGGCTGGGCCTGTGGCGGCACACCCTGCTCCGTTCGAAGTCCGAAGGCCGGGTCCGGGGCGACGTCGATTGCGGTCATGGCTGCGGCATCCCGCTCATGATACTGTTACGGCTGGCTTCGACGTTCTGCCGCCGTTGTTCGAGCCCGGCGCCATATTCGGCGATATGGTTCGAAGGATCGAATGCAATCCGGCTCGGGATGATGTCCAGCGTACCGTCGGCCTTCTTGACCGCGACCTGATAGGACGGCGGCCGGCCGGCGGCAATTTCCGCCTCGGTCTGCTTGTCGGCGATCATGCCGGCGACGGACCAGTTCTGGTTTCGTCCGGCCACCCCGATGCCCGCCTCGATTGAGCGCATGCCGTCCGTGAATTGCGGTCCGACCTTTCCCTCAACGAATTTCGTGAGATTGGTCTGCATCCAGTCGTGGTTGCCGCCAATGGCCGGATAGGACCGCTCGGGCGGATTGCGCATGACTTGGTTGCCGGCCGTCTGGGATACTCCCCAGGTCGAGCCCAGCCGCTGCACAGCGAGATCGGACGCCTTGTCAGCATCGACGCCATAGGACCGCAGCGCGGTATAGGTGGCCTTGTAATCGGCCACCAATGCCCCGCCGGTGATGCTGTCGAACGGGACCGCTGGCGTAGCTCCGGTCACCATGTTGGCGACCCGCGATAGGATCGGGATGCCCCACGATGAACCGAGCTTGTAGGCCATGTCGGAAGGCGTCATCGATTTCGTCTCGGCTTCCGCCGCCGTCTTGGCTTCCACACGCGCCTTCGCCGTCGAAGGGTCGTCGGACATATTCAGCTTTTCGGCTAATTCAGGGCCATTGAAACTGCCCTTGAGTGCCTGCCATGCCTGCAGTTTCGTGATCGCGGCCGAGCCGAATTTGCCTTCTGCATTCGCGGCGTTGACCCGCCAAACGCTGTCGACCACCGACATTGCCGAGGACATCCGGTTCGGGTCCTTGCTGGACATCATGCTGGTCACGCTATTTACAAAGCCCTTGTCGGACAGAAGCGTGTTCATTTCCTCTGGTTTGAGGCTTTGGGCGATCCCGCCGAGCAGCGCCGCTCCTTGAGGACCCTCCAATGCGGCCTGCAGCTTCGGCATTTCGTCGTTGTCGACGAGCGGCGGCGGCGGCGTATGGTTCAAGGTGCCAATGCGCGCGCTGAGCGCGGCGCGCTGCGCCAGCGCCACCGGAATATCACCGGGCTGGGCTGGGTCGATCGGGGCCGCGGGCTGCGCCCATCCCCGGCGCGCCGCTTCCTCATAGGGATGATCCACCATATTCTTGTTGGAATCCTGCACCTGCTTAAGGGCGGCGGAAGCAATGTTGATGGTATGGATGTCCTGGCCATCGGCTGACCGGCGGTAGGCTTCCTCGACCTGCGCCTGCTGTTCCTGCGGAAGTGACGCGATCTTCTGGCCTTGTAGCCGGCCGTTGATCTCATCAGCCGTCGAGCCCATTTTTTCGGGATAGAGGCTTGCCGCCTGATTGATCTCGGCGATCGCCTCTGGCGGCGGCAAAATGCCGTTATCGAGCGCCTTGCCCACCGCTGCCGCTGTCTGCTTGGCCGATTGGACACGCAGTTCGGGGTCGGCCGCGAGCGTGCGGACATAGGCCGAAATCAGAAATGGATTCTGATGCACCTGTTCCGGCGTGAAGCCGCCGAACTCTTTTGCTGGTTGACGGCCGCCTGGAAGGGACGACCACTGACCAGCCAGTGCCGGCAGAACGTCGGCCGTATCGCCGGACTTCAGCGTCGTCAGCAAATCCTTTCCGGTCTTTTGCTTGTAGGTCGTCTGCGCCAGATCCCACGCTGCCGCATCCTGATTTTCAGGCGAGAAATCCTTCAGGCCTAGTTTGGTTTTCTGCGCATCCCATGTCGGCGCGATGAACTGATATCGCCCAGCCGCCGAGGATGTCTTTCCGACATCGGGGCCAGAGGTGATCGGCTCAGGCATACGCGGGTGATCCGCAAAATCCTGAAACGTCTTGTCGCCATATCGAACATTGTACCGGCCGGCAGATTCCGTTTTGGCGATGGTATCGAGGAGCCCGCGCGCCTCGGGCGGGAGAGATTTATTGACTGCCCCCCCGGGCACGCCAAGCGCCTCACTTCTAATCGCATCCGGCAGCGAATTGACGCCACGCAAATGCTGCTGGACCGCCGCCGCTGCCGTTATCCGCTGCGCGCCTTCAGTGTCGCCAATATCACGAGCGCGCTGGATTGCGAGCCCGACCGCAGGGTCCTCGGCCTTGACTGTCCCCTTCGACAAGCCACCTTCCAGTTCGGTGGTGATCTGGCGGTTCGCGTCGATCGTCGCCTTGGCGTCACTAGTCAGATAGGCAAGTCGCGACAGGCCCTGCGTATAAAGCCGCGACCGGTCGACCTCGCGAAGGTTTGGGTTTTGCAAAATGTTCTGGTCAAGAACCTTCTGGGCTTCCGCCTTGCCGCGTTTGGTGAAGCTGTCGTCGACATGAGCGACAAGGGCCTCGCCTTGCAGCAGGGCCGCGGTATTCTTCTTTTCAAATTCGATCTGGTCCTGTGGCATCTTGAACAGCGGATTGCTGCCCAAGGCGTCATAGGAAAGATTCATCTTTTCGACCGCCTGCTTGAACTCCGGGGAATCCACGCCGTTTTGTCGCGCAAGAGCTATGGCGGTGTTCTTCTGATCCTCGATCTGAGAGGTGATCGACTTCTTCTGATTTTCGAGATCGTTCGACGCGGCAGTCGATGTGATCGAATTATAGTGCTGCGTCAGAAGCTGATTGCCCTGCGCCTGGACTGCCTCGCCGAGCGGACCCGTAACCTTCTGAGCCGTTAAAGCAAGGTGCGCCTCGGCTGCTGCCTTGAAGGCAGCAGGATCGGTCGGATACTTCTGATGAAGATCGGCAAAATCCATCGACAGGGAATTCGAGTGCTGCGCCAGCGTCCCGACCTTTACGGCATCCGAATAGGCCTCGCCGGCCTTGCCAAAGATCAGCGGCGCGGTGGCGGGGTTCTGCACCACCACGTTACCGTCGGCATCGCGGGTAACCTTCTGGTTCATCAGGTCATCGGCGGCCTGCTTTTTGGCAAGGTCCGTCGAGACATCCATCAGGTCATCTGCCACCTTGCCGAGCGCATCCGCGCGCATGGTGGCGCTCTGCTCAATTACGCCGGGTGTGATAGCGGAATGCGGGGCGACGGCGGTCTGGCCCTGGGTGCCGACGGTCGGAAGATCAACCATTGTCAGGCCCCCGTGAACATTTTGGTTACGGTCCCCTCAATCGATGAAAAGGCATTTGCTCCGGCGGAGATATACCCGGATAGCATCGCATCCGACGAGGCCTGCCGGTAATAGGCCGCATCGGCGCGATCCTGCGCCACCTGGGCTTCAATATTGCCGACCGCGATGCCGCGCTGTTCGTTTCCGATCATTTCCTGATTGTCGCGGAAAGCGGCGCCGGTGGGCGACGATGGATCGGCATTTGCCGCAGCGCGCACAGCGTCGATATTGCCAAGTGTGGTGGTCAGACTACGAGTCATCTGCGCGCTGGTCTGGGCGGCTTTCACCTCGCCATATTGCGCGGCCTTTTCCAGCCGGTCGGCCTGATACTGGTCCGCTGTCGCCACACCCTGCGCCTTGAGCAGGGTGGCATAGGTCTGCAGTCCGATGCTTGCGATCGATCCGCCCGACGCGCCGCCGCCAGATGATCCCGAGTTCATATCGACGCCTCCATTCCGAGCTCTGCAATCAGTAACGGCCCGGGGGTATCCTTGATGATCGCCACGCGCGGGTCGAACGCCCGCCCCAGGGGCCGCCACCGTTCTGCGGTCTCGCGCTGCGGCGGAGGCAAGGTAGCATCGTCGCCCTGATTCCAGGCCGTCATGCGCCGCTGGTTCATGACCGTTCCAAGCGCGGGCGACGTCGGCGTCAGCGGCCCCGAGAATAACCGCGCCATCAGGAAGCCGGTGGAATGGATCACATAGGCAGCAAACCGCGACACGCGCCGCTTGAACATGCGCTGGCCCACATCGCTGCCAGGAGAAGCGTCAGGACAGAACGGCTCGACAATCATGGTCCATGGCTGTCCGGCAACCAGCGACATCGCCGTCAGATCTTCACCGCCATTGAACTGCGGCACGATAAAGCCATCGGAATCGATCTGGTAGACGCCCATGAATCGCGTGGTCTGATCCATCAGCGCAACCGACTGCGACGGAATGAACCAGAGCGGTCCCTTGCCGCCTGGTGGCGCAAATGCTGTCGGAGCAGCATTAACCGGAAACGCGCAATCCAGATACTGACTATCGTCCAAAGCCTCGACCACGCCCGAGGCGAAATAGCTCGTCGTGAACAGCACATCGGCCTGATGCGCCGCAATCCACGAGACAGTGCCAGAGCCAGACCACGGGCCCCAACCAATCACCGACGAACTGCCGGCGAGGCTTTGCGTGTCGTATTTTCCCACCGCAATGGAGCCGTTGCCGTTCAGCACATAGGCATAGCGCTCGTTGAACTGCCCGTCAGCCGATGGCGCAGCAATGGCCTGAATCGAGTTGAATAGATGGAAATGGTAATCGCTCAGATTTTTGGTGTTAAATGGGCGCAGATATGCGCCGGTTGCGATCACCGCCATCATGCTGCTTGCGCCGGCATTCGCGTAAAGAATTGCTTCCTGCGCCAATCGAGGCTGTACTTGCGCGGCCCCATCCCCAGACAGTATCTGAAACCCAACGCTACCCGGTTTGAGCGGATTGGTCGGCGAGATCGGGATGTAATAAATGCGCCGGTCGCAGAACACGAACTCGTTGCTCTCTGGCCCTGGCACCACGAAATAGACCTGCACCTTGCCTGGCGCGATCTCAAATATTGCATTGTCAGGCGATGACGCATCATTGGCATAGAAATCAGTCGTTGAATTGATCGCCGTCCAACCGATCCCGCCAGGAACAGATGGGAAATTGCAAAAGCCGACGCGAAACTGGTCGTTGAAACAGGACGCGGGATAGCCGCGAAAGTCGTTCATCACTTCATCGTCCCAGATCGTTACCGATTGCGGATTTCCGATTGCAGCCACGCTTGATGGCGTCAGGCCTCCGCCTGGTCCGGCGACGGTGTCGGCGGTTGTAAAAGCCACGGTCTGACTACCGGCGCCCGGATTAAACGTTGCTGACGATGAACTGGTCGTCAGCAGTTGAACTGTAATCGTCTTGGCGCCGGCATTGATGGCCGTGACAACGCCCTTTGATCCGGTCACCGAACCAATCACGACGTCGCCGATGCTGAAACTGGTCGAAGGGTCAACACCATAGGTCAGCACCTGGCTGCCGGGCAGCGATTCCTCCACCGTCGCGGTGACATGCGTCGAATTGGTATAGCCGGTGATCAAAATCTGCCGAAACACGAACCGGATGCGGGCGCCGACCCATGAGGCCGTGAACAGAGGCGCCGACGCAACAATGGTGATGCCAGCCCCGGTCTGCGCAGATGGCTGGATTGCAATTCCCTGCGGGCTGATCCGATAGAACGGCGTCCGCTTCTGGTTGCCGATCAGCAACTCGGTATAGTCGGCAATGCTCCACGTCGACACACCGTCCCAGGTAATGACCTGGGGGCGCATGGAATGACCGAACGTGACCGTGATCGCCAGGCCAAATACCGTGTAGACGATCGACTGAATGTCGGCGCTCGAGGCCCACGGCAGCGCGGCACCGTTCCCCTGCAGCGTGAAATTGCCGACCGTCGTCCCGGTGCTGTCGATGATTTTGAGGCGGCCTACTGCGAACTGGATGTCGAAGATATTACCGGCCGAGATCGTAAAACGCTCGGTACGCGTGCCGCCATTCGTGATTGGATAGAGCGCGCGGCGTCCTGAGCGATCCTGCAGGCCACCCGAATTCAGGATGCGGGCATTCGCCATCTGGCGAAGTCCGCCCTTGCGCGCGGGATGATCGTCAGCCCGTTTCAGGGCGACGTCGACCTCGCCAAACGAGAAGTCGCGCTGGGCTCCGAGAATTTTCTGCGCCATGGCCCACCCCTAGCCTGGCGTGTTCGTCCCACCCCAGCCACCGGGGACCGGCGGCCACGGGCGGCGAATGCGGCGCGAGGCCGTGATGCGCGAGTTGAACATCGATCGTTTGGGTTTCTGCATATCGTGACGGGCCTGCGCCTCGAGCAGCATAGCCTTGCCGGAATTCCACATGCGCTCGGCCTGCCCGACATCCTCGTGCAGGCCGCGGTAAATTCCGGACATGACGAAGGCAATCAGTGCCACCACAAAGGTCGGCGTGGCAAACGTCGGATCTGAATTGGTCGAGAAAACACCCTTGATCGTGACCACGGCGGGCGTCTGGGCCAGTGATGGCGGCGGCGGACCACCTTGGGCGTTAACCAGAAGCTGGTTGTTCTGCAGATCCCAAACGCAGGGCCGGTCGTCGATCCGCACCAGGATCAGATGCACCAGATCGGAGGGCAGGTTGTAGGCGGTATCATATTGATCGTCGTCTGGGGCGTTGGCGGCGGGCTGCAACGTTCGCACGTCGGTTGCCTGCCCCCATCCATGGGACTCGATCATATAGGCCAGTGCGCGCTCATAGGCGGGCGAGCAGGTATTCCATTCGTCTGAACCGTCGTCAGCAACCGCGATTGTATTATCTCCGCACTGGGACAGCGCGGAGTTGATGATTTCGAGCTTCGATAAAGGCCATTCGAATGCTGCCATGCCTCACCTTCCGCCATCAACAAGTCGGCGCAACGCACCACGAAAAAAGCCGCCCCGAAGGACGGCTTAAGTCTGGGAGGACACTCAAATGGCCATTAAATCGGGAAGACCGTTCCCTCAGTAATAGGTGTACTGAATCGTGATGTTGATAGAGCCGGAGTTACAGGAGGTGTGGCAAGCGACCAGCACCTGATCGGCAACGGGAACACCGGAGTTTGCGAAAACACGGGTCAGGGCCGAGTCGGCCACCGCCACGATGCCATTGGCACCGAGTGCTACTGCCGAGGCATACCGAGTGGCCGAACCGGAATCGCCGATATCGACGCCGCCGGTGATGGCGTTGCCCGCGGTCTCTTCCAGAACGATTGCCGTGATGTAAGCATAGGCCGGCAAGGTGATGGTCGATGTCGAGGACGTCGTGGTCGCCGTGATCGCGGTCTGGGTCAGCACGAAGGTCGAGGGGCCGTAGGTAAAGCCCTGCGACAGGAAGAAGCCGACGTCGGCCACCGCAAAGAGGGCGCAGCCCTGACCGTTGAGGGTGTAGGCCGTAGCAGCCGTGGTCGAGGTATTGACGACTCGCTGCGGGCCCGCGGCGGCACCCACGGGGCGGGGTGCGCACAGATAGGCGTGCAGCGTCTGGGTTGTCGCGGCCGCCTCTGCCTTCTGTATTGGCAGGCTGAACGGAAGGGCGACCAGCGAGGCGATCAGAAGCGCTCGGGTAGCGCCCAGCAGCGAGGTTAAAAGGCGATTCATCGTTCGGTTCCTTTTCCAAACTGCGGGTCTTTCTCCCGCGCTTCCTGCATTTCCGCTTCAGTCATTTCCGCGATGCGATCGGCTTCGGCCTGGGCCTTGCCGGGCTTGAGGCCTTTCGGCAGTTCCAGGAAATAGCGTTCAGGGTCGACCGTCAGTGAATGAACCGCATCGGTCGACCATTGCTTGAGCTTGATCGGGCCGCCGTTGTTCTGATGCCACGCGGTATAGGCCTTCTTAGCCTCACCGTAGGCACGCAGGTCGGTGCGATATTGTTCGAGTGCATCTTCGTAATGGATTTTTGCGAGCGCGAAATCGGCGCCCTTGAGATCCTTACTTTCGACGGGTTCGACCGGGGCCTTCGGAGCTTCGACCCTGACCGGGCCGATGTCCCACACAAGAACATGGTCGGTAGGGTCGATATACTTCGGATGGATGCGGACGCTCACGCGGACTCTCCCGGCTGGGGGCCTGCGCCATTCTCGCGCGCAGCCTTTTCCTCATCGGTTTCGGTCTCAACCTTCACGCCGAAGGCTTCCTCGACTTTTTCCTCGACCGGCTTTTCAAACGACCAATGCTCGGGATCAGCGCTCACCGCATGGTTGGCATCGATCGCCTCCATCGTGAGCTGATGCCAGCCCTTCTCATCGTTCAGATGCCAGACCTTCTTGCCATGCAACATGATCAGGGCTCCATCATCACGCCGATATCGGCGGTATAGGTGATCGATGGCGTCGTTCCCCCAAGTACGGCGTAGAGGCCCAGGAACTCGTATAGGTTTCCTGCCTGGTTGGTGGAAAACGGGATTTCGTACTGGCCCACCACGCTGTCCGCACCGTTGAGGATGTCGAGCGAGGCGCCCTTGCCAAGCATGATCTCCCCGAGGACAACATTGCCCGTTGCCAGACCTGCATCGTTGGACCCGACCAGGATCAACTTGTAGGTCTCGTTGCTGGAAGAAATATCGATCGCCGAGACATCAACGATCAGCACCGCATCCATACGGGCCTGTTGTTTCGGCGACGTGCTCTGGTTGCCACCGAGATCAAGGATGGCATTGGCGCCGCCCACCTGCGAATAGCCGGTGGCGGTCTGTGCCGCCGCGCCGTCCGCGAGGACGAGATTGGCGTCGAAACTATAAACGCGATCGCTCGGGAAGCTCATGGTCCTATCCCTTCAAAATCAGGCGACGATGGCTGCGTTGGTCCAGCTATCAAGCCGGGCCAGGCAGTATTTGTGTTCGTCGACCATGCCGACGTCCCACGACAAATGCGTGCGATAGGTCTTGCCGTCCTGCAGCAGACCGATGTCACGGGCTTCGATCGGGCGAACCTGCAGGCCGCGCAGCTTTCCTTCGCCGACAGAGGCGATGTAGAGCGAGGCGGTGACGGCCGAACCGCCGCCGGAAGCCACTTCCGTGAAGTCCAGCATCGGAGGGTGATCGTCCTTCGGATATCCCCACATGATCGGCAGCCCGGCGTAGCTCATCTTGAGCGTGCCGATCTGGTCCCAGGTCTGCATCACGAAGCCGGACAGCGTGGTATTGCGCGCTGCCTGGATGAACAGCGGGCGGGAGGCGTAGGGCGCGAGGATGTGGGTCGGGTTGTTCACCGCGTTGATCGCGGTGTCCAGATTCGCCAGCGACAGCGCGGCGCCGCCGGAAGCGGCCGAATTGTGGATGTCGCGCGAGTACTTGTTGCAACGGTTCTGCAGGCCGTTGAACACGCGGCGGTTGGTGGACTGATCGCCCTTGATCAGCGTGGTCGCCCACAACTGGCCGAAGGCGGTGATGCCCATCTGTTCTTCGTAATTGCGACGCTCAGGGCCGTGGCGGTCGATGATCGCGCGATCCACGTCAATGTCGTGATCGATGATCGCGGTCGATTCCTGCAGCGGAGTGATCGTGCCGTGGCCGGACGAGCTCGCTTCGTTGATGCCGCGGAATTGTGGGGTCGGTAGAACAGCCTGGCGGTAGTAAACGAACACCGAGCCTTTCAGGCCTTCAAACGGCAGTACGTCGAAAAAGTCCACCGATTTGGCGAACATTTCGATGACGGGACGCCGGATATCTTCCTGCGCAAACGACTTTGCGTATTCGGCGACGGTGATCAGGTTATTGACAGGCATCGTTCAGGTTCCTTTTCAAATCAGGCCGCTTTGCCGCTCATACGTTCGGCGTAAGCCTTCTTTTCTCCGTAGGACATTTTTTCGTAGACCTCCGGCGTGACCTTGCCGGTATCGACATCCTCGCCACCGCGTCGGAAGTTCGCCGCGCCCTGTGAAGACAGCTTCGCGATCATCTTCTCAAAAAACGTGACGTGATTTGATGTGGCGAGCGTGGCGATGATCGGCTTGACCTCTTCGGGCGAACCATTGGCAATGAGCCAGCGTGTCACCGCATCGATGCGCTCCGGCCCCTTGGCGCCGAGCGCCGCGAGATTTGCGGTCTTTGCGGCTTCATAGGCAGCAGTTTCGCCAGCGCGCATGGTGGCGACAACGCCGAGCGCTTCGGAAAAATCAGATTGCGACCAGCCCTTGGCGTGCGCCATCTCGCGTGCCATTTTGTAGAGCGGGTCGTTCGGATTGAGATCGACCTTGATGCCTTCGGGCGCCGTGAATGTTTCCGGCAGCTTGATCTCGTAGGCTTCCGGCGTTTGCGGCAAGGACGCTTTGCGCGAGTCCTCGGCGGCGACGCGGGTAGCATATTCGTTGAATTTCTCGACCAGTTCTTCCGGCGCCTTGAACGACTCGGGCAGCCATGCGGGGCGATCGGCCGGCGGAGCCGCGGCGACCGGGCTAGCGGGAGGTGTCGGGGTCGTCGTATCCGGCGACGTGGGTGTCGGCGGTGATACGGCGGCCGGCGCCGCGACGGGGGGCGACGGCGGCGGGACCGCCGGGTCGGCTGAGGATGGAGTCGTTGGTGCTGTCGCGTCGGTCATCAATTCCCTCGGCCATAAGCCTCATCAGGTCTCGTGCCAAACTGCGGCGACCGTTCTGTTGGCGCAACGCACCGTCGTCTTGAAGGTCCATAACCGCTTCCAAAACCCGCCGCAAATAGCGATGCAGCAAGGCTCCATCGTCGGTACGCGCAATCGCCTTGATTGCGTTTGTCTCCTGTTCGGTGAAACTGAGGACCTTTTCGTCGACGGTCATGCGGCCGGTCCTGGCGGCTGGTCGGGAGCACCGGCCACATGGCGGCTTCCGGCCAGAGGGGCCATCGCGGCCACGGCTTCCTTCACCTTATCGGCGTCGCGCATGACGAGTAGCGTGACCCGCATCTTGTCGAGGATCTTGGTGATGCTCTTTTCGCCGTCGACGTACATCTTGAATTCTTCGGGGAAGGCTTGCCCCAGGAACTGAACCGCCTTCATGGTCATCGCGACTTCCTGCTGCTCGGCGGCGGCCTGCGCCGGATTGCGTGGCATCGTGGCGACCGCGCGACCGTCGACTTTGAGCGGCTTGATCGCGCCGGACTGCTCGAGCAGATGCTGGAACCGCAGGAATATCTTGGCCGGTCCCTCGCGCCAGAACGACAAACCTGGGGTGCCGATACGGCGCTGCGCGCGCGCCATCTCGTCCAGCCATTGCCCGAGCGTCGGGGGGGTGTCGCCCGATTGTTCAGGCATATCGACGTAGAACAGCTTCTTCAGCTTTTTCAGCTTGTCTTCGTAAGCATAGGTTGCCGGGTTCGCCGGCGGAACGGTGTAGATCGCCTGCACTGCCTTTTCGTGGCCGGGCATGATCGGGTAGGCCATGCGCGGCTCAAGGCCCTGTTCGATGTTAGTGAAGCTTTCCGAGGGGTAGGTGATCGGCGGAACAAGTGCCAGTTCGGCATTCTCGATCAGCATGGATTCGAGTTCGTCGATCTGCCGGAACGACGGCAGGCCCTGGATCATCGGACCGATACCATGCGGCCAGTCCGACGAGGGATTGAACCGCGCCACCCATAGCGGACAAGAGCCCTCACCCTTGCAGGTTGACTGGTGCACCAGTTCGTTGCCGACGAGCACGACATGCTGCCAGGTCTCATCGCCTATATCTTCCCAGATGCGCCAGAACCCCCAGATGACCTGGGTGCGCACGGTCAGCTTTTTCCGAATTTTTTCTTTCAGGTCGCCGCGCATACCCTTCCAGATTTCCTCGCCAACGAGCTCGCGGACGTAGGAATTCCGGGTGTAGCGCACGGCGAACCGGTCATCGATTTCACCGTATGGCCCGAGGTTGATCTCAAGTTCGCGCAACGGAATCGCAGACACCGTGATCACCGAGGACGGATGCGGACGATCGATCCACGCCGCCACGGTGCCGATCGGCAGGTCAGGGTAAAAGGCCTTTGCCAGTTCGGGGTACAGATTCGACGCCTTCATCGCATCGAAAATCTTGTTGTCATCCTTCTTGATGTCGTCCTTCACCTTATCCCAGGCGCCGGGCGGAAGGTCCATGCCAGGTCCGCGCTCGCACCATGGCTGCGCCTCTGGCATGAATGTGTTGATCACCTCGGTGACGAAATCCTGAGCCAGCAAAAAGGCGACATCGGTATTGAGTTCGGCGGCGTCCAGCATGCGCTGCTGCGCCGGTTCGGTCATCGACGAGATCGTGCGCTGCCGCTGCGGCGCGCAGAAGAAATAGCACTCCTTGATATCGAGTTCGATGTAGGCCTTTTTCGACCGGCACTCAGCCAGTTTTTCAAGCGCCAGCTTCTGCAGCGGGCTTTCTTCGGGCTCTGCCGGCTTTGGGAGCTTCGCCATCAGACTTTACCCACGAATTGATTTGACGACGGATTCGGGGTCGACGGCGATGACATGCCAGCTAGCGCGAGCTTCGTTCCATAGCGCGCCATCAGCGCTGCGGTGTCACCACTGGCCTGGGTCTGCAGGGCCTTCAGTTGTTCCTGCTGGGCCTGCTGCTGTTGAATAGCCAGATTGGGATCTGCGGGTTGCTGGATTGTTTTGGCCTGCATCGTCGGACAATTCGCCTCCGTGGCGCAGACAGGACGCGAAAAGGGCATCGGGTCGCAACGCACCGCAGCGCAGGCCGACCAGATGCTTAACTGCGGTGGTGCAGAACAGGCCGATCCGCAACAGCGGCAGCGCGTCATCGCGCACCGGCATGGTCACCATGGCATTTCCGGTGATCAGTGCACCGAGATACGCCTTGGCCTCGACCGTATCGGGCAGCACCATGATCCGGGTGCGGCGGAATCCCATGTCGTAGATCAGCCAGACCCGCGTATCCGGCAGCCAGGCAAACGCTGAGACGTGCTTGAACCGCCCCATCGCGATCAGTGCAAACAGCCAGTGCTCGGCCTTGCGGTGGAAAACGATAGTCCATCGCGTCGGCTCGGAAGCCCGAAGCATGATCGCGTTCACGCCGTCACCCGCCGCATGGTCTTGCGGCCGGCCCAGACCTTCATGCCCTTCGTCGGCTGGCCGCCCATGGTCACAGCCCGCCCCTCGCCGCCGCCGAGCAATTGATTCTCGAATGCCTCGCAAACGTGGCTATACTGGTTCTTATCCGGTTCATCCGCGTATCGCTCGCCTGATATCCGTAAGCGCCGCATGAAGTAGCCGCCGGATAGCCCGGTGATCAGCGTCACGCAGCCCGGATCGATCAACAGCGACGACGGCCGTCCAGTCTGGGAACGGCGCATCAGAACACCATTAACGGCCTCCCATCGGATCGACCGCATGTTCTGCGGATTCGGCGCCGGCAATACGGTCATGCCGTATTCGGAAAACACCTGGAACGGCGTTTTGTCGGTGGCCTCGCCGCGGTGATTTCCGGCGGGATCGCCCCAAAAATTGAATGTGAATCCCGGATATTGCTGGGCCAGATAGGTTTTCAGCAGTGGCGCGAATTCTACCGCGCTCATGTCGCGGCCGATATATTCGCGCTGGATGAACCAGTCGTTACGCAGCATCTGACCGATCGAGGCAGCAGGCTGCCGGCCGAAATCGAGGCCCACCGTCACCGGCACGCCAGGTACGATCTCGAGCGGGCGCTGTGACACGTTCACCTCGCGTCGGAACTGCGGGTAAACCGGCTTGCCATCGGTCACCACCGACGAGCGGTTCATGATGTTGGCGTCGATCCACGATTTGGTTTTGCCGGCGATCTTTTCCTCGTAAAACCCCTTCGGCAAATATTTCAGATTTTCGGCGTCTGGGTTCGGCAAATAGCCGGTCAGCCGACGCGAGGTATGGCCATCGCCATCGGTGAATTCCTCGAATTGTTCGATCAGCCCCGGTGGCTGCATGTAGAAGCCCCAATTTGCCGGCTTCTTCAGGGCCTCGCGCTTTTCCTCGGTCATCCAATCTGGCGGCGGCACGTCGCCGCGCATGATCGGAAGCCAGTGGTCTGCCGGCGGAGCGTTGGTGTCGGCAATCAGACCGCCCAGCGTGCAGCCGCCATCCTTCATCGCGGGATAGCGCGGCGGCGAGACGCGCCCGACCGCTTCCGAGAAAACCTCGTATTGCGCGAACTGCACCTCGTTGAACCAGATCAGCGAGGTCTCCAGCGACATGAAGAACGATTTGGCATCCCGGATATCTTCCAGCGCCATAAACGTCACATCGAGCTCAAGCGCCCCCACCCGGATCTCGTGCCGATAGGGCCGTGTTTCGTAGAAAATCCCGAACTCCGCCGCGCCGGTCCCGGGCCGGAACCAGTCCTTCCAGGTCGGAATGGTTGTTTCCTCCAGCTTCGAATAGGTCTCGCGCAGGATGTGGGCCCGAAATCGCTGGCGACCGTCTGCCTGCTTCGGCTGCATCAAGGCTTGCTGGAAAATATGCATGCAGCACGCCGACGACGTGCCTGACCCCTGCGGGCCCTGGATGATCTTCACCCGCGACGTCTGGTCCCGCATGAAGGCTTTGAGCACCGCGCCGTCAGGTCGGAAAATGGGAAAGCCAGTTTGCGGGTCGCTCTCGATCATCGCGCGGTCTGCCGGCTCAGTAGCCAATGCTGGGTAAGCGCCAGTTGTTCAATCGGCCGGCGCTCACCTTCAACATCGCCCCAACCGCGCAGTTCTGGGTAGTCACCTTCCTTGGGAATGACGATGAACATTGATCGCGCCACTGTCTCGCCGCTTTCGATCTCGGCCGCGAGATTACGCAATAGCGCAGGAATGTCCTGAAGGGACGGCGAATTACGCAATGGTACGACGGTCAGCGTCATGACAGCCAATACCCCGCCATCCGCCGCGTGTGCCGCTCGATCGCCTCCGCAGCGGCATCATCCTTCGGCTTGATCACGATCCGCGGCATCTGCGGCTGCGTCCGATCCACCTCCGCCACCAGCCATGCCCCGCGCCACGACGGTTTCCCGTCCGGCCCAAGGATCACCGGCACCCCGGGCTCCCGGTCAAACGGAATCGCACACTCATGCCCCCGCGTCCGAAACTCCCGCGCCCAAACCTGAAACGAGGAATCGTAGTGCTGCACGAACAAATCGGGGATTTTCTCAAACACGGTCAACATGACAATTTTCCCAGCGCGGTTTCAGAAAAATAAAAATTCCAGATAGGCGAGATAACAGGAGGAAATCGTGAGGGGCGGAAGCCAGCGCCTATTCCGGCCGCCGATTTTTCCCCCCGGGTTTTGCCTGGCGAGACTTCCAGATCCGAAGGCCACCCCCTACCTCGATGTGCGTTCACAGGCCATGAGCGCTGTTTCTGGCTTAACCTGTTGATATTGCTCAATCTCATTCATCACTCGTGCCCCGATCGAGCTGGCGTGACATCGCGCATCGGTTTCGGTTCATCCGACAGATCGATGACGTAACCTGCCTTTATGTCAATGTTCACAGAGACTTGTGCGTCTTGCGTCGGTTTGATGCCTGCGATTGCCAGCATGTGCTTCGATGCATCCAGGCTGACGTGTTCGGAGCCCGCGTCGAGCAATTCAACGAGCCTGGCAGACGCTCGCATGGTGCCAGCGGCGATGGATTCGCGGGCGCGTTGAGCAGCAAACACCCTTACATGGACCTTCCTGAGTTCACGCGAGACATAGGACGGATCGAGTTTTGCGCGTTCACATGCGGCTTGCTGGTTCTTGCAGGCACCCGAGACCAGCCAGTCTACTATTTGACTGATCTTTGGCGGAATGCGCTTCGGTTTGCTAGAAACGGCCTGTGTTGTGTCAGGAATGGTCGCAAGGCTGCTCATGTTGCGAGGATTGCGCTGGCGGGTTGGAGGGGCAACGCACCCCGACTGATGGTATGTCGCTTGGCGTTCGCCTTCGCTCATGGTCCTCGGTCGCAAAGCTCCCTGTGGAAGGAAGAGTGCGCGCGCGATGCGGGACGCGCGGGATTGATGAACCGAAGGCCGCTGCCTCGCAACGTACCGATCAGAAAACCCCTTAATTGTTGAGGTTCTATGGGCATTTCCTGCGTTTTTGATTACGCGATGGGATCTGACCGAGTACGTTGCGAGGCTGGAACGGCGACTTTACGCTCGTAAAGTGGAAAAGGACGATGAAGCACGATCGGCGGCGCTATCACTGCTGACGCGCGGCATGATCACACCGGGGCAGGGAGCGGAGCTGGCTGGTGTGTCGCGGCAGTTGGTGGCGTATTGGCTGCGGCAAGCTGGCATTGACTGGCGACGCGCGTGGGAGCGCAGGCAGGCTGTCATGTGGCGACGGGAGATTGCCGCACTCAATGGCAAAGTGACTCGGCCGCTTTCGAAGCGAGAATTGAGACGGCGAGCAGATCAGGCAAAGGCGCGGTGGGATGCGAAGCCTCGATGAACGAGAGCGCGAGGCGGTGAAGAAGCGGCGCGACGCCGCTAACTGGCGCAAATGGAACGAGCCGCGGTCATGGCTGCTGAAATGCTCGGCATGCGATCACGAGGGCGAGGCGACCACCACGCTGAAGCGGCTGAAGTCATCGAACATCAAATGCAGCGCCTGCGGCGCCTATCTATGGCGCAGCGCCTCGGACTGAATTAGTAGCGTTCGCTGCCCGATGCGCGTCACCAGCCCGCTTGGCGCGATTGGCCTTTCTGACCTTCTTCCATCTCGCATTAGCCATGTTTCGCGCGTGTTCGCTGCGCTTCTCCTTGCTAACTTTCACCCATCGCTTCTTTCTGCCCTCGCGAAGGAAATGCCCGAAAACCCGGTCTATTATTGGCTTGCTTATAGGTGAAGCATGATTACCCATCCGCGCCTGATTGGCCTGTCTCACCTGGCACTTTTCCGCGATCTGTTTCTGCATCCGGGCCAGTTGCTCGGGGTCCGGTTCGGCCCTGATCTTGAGGCTTGCGGCACAGAGCGCATCGAACAGTTTCTCCGGCCCGAGCCGCTTGACCTGTGACGGCCCGAACACCTTGCCGGACAGCCCCGGAGCGAATCCGGCGAGCACGTCGAAATCCTCGTAGCGGATGCCGAGTTCGCCGATGCGCGCACGAATGGCTCCGATGAGCTCAGTATAGCTGGTGACCTCAACCGCCACCCCTTCCGGCACAGCTCGGATCAACGCGGTCATTGCTTCACCGCCTCCTCGGCTTTTTCGCGCTCATCCATTGCGTTGTGCACCATGACAGCCGGATCCTCTTCGTCCAACATGGGACGGCACCAGCAGTCCACGGAATGACGGTGCGGCCGCATGTCAGCCTTGGGGATGACGTGCTGCTTGCCGTCGGATCCGGTCCAGACTTCCCAGGTCATTCCGCCGCCTCCGCGTGATCAATAATATGGCCCAGCGCGCGCCTTGCCGTGACGCTCAGCGCCAATGGTGACGGCGGCTCAAGACCCAGATGCAGATATTCCGCTCGAACCCTCGCCTGCTCGCGTTCCAGAGCCGCTGCGTTGGCCTTGGCCTGAAGGTCCGGATCAACCCGCGTGGCCTCGCGCAAGCGTTCCAGCAGCGCCACAAAGCCCGCGTTGACCCGCTCCTCGATGTCAGTAGCGTTGCTCACATGCGCCTCGTCCCGATCGAAATCACCCGGCCACTCTCGTGAGCGATTTGCTTGGGCGGAATGGGCCGTGGGTCCATCGCCTGCTCGATCGTGAGCGCGGTCAACACCGCGTCCAGGTGCGCAATCGTCTGTTTGGCCGGCTGCAGGATCTGCATCACGGCGTAGCGCAGCTCGGCCGGCGCCGGTGCGAACCGATAGCTCGCATTGGGTCCACCACCCTCGCCGCGGTGCCAATTTCGGATGGCATCCGCGATCGCCCACGGCGGCAGATCATCCAGCGCCGCCAGATAGGCATTGGCGCGTGCCCGGCCCGATTCCTCGCTGCCACCAGCCATCGGATAGGCCATCAGCATGTTTGCGACGAGCCCCAGCCGCGATTTGCGGTTGTCGGTTGAATCGTCGGCCTCCGAGATTTCGCGAAGCTGGGCGAGCCGGCTTTCGATCCGCGCCCGCTCGTCACCCGTCAATGTTAAACCGCCCGAGAGGTATTTCCTCGGCGGCAAGCCCGGATGGTTGATCGTCCCCAGCGATATCCGCCGCAACGCCAGCAATTCCGGCGAAGAAATCAGCGCTTGCAGATCGACGCGCTGGGTTGAAATTTCGCGTGCCATTGTTCACCACCGGCTGATCA